TGCCATTGGACCTTAAAGCTTGTACCCACGAAAGCAGATTGAAGCGATAAACCTTTTACCGATGGCGGTGTACCACCTGTCACGGTGTAATCATAAGCTGCCACTTCATCCAGTGTTTCTTCTTTTTGTTCTAATCCATTGAAACTCGTAAACTTCAGATAAATCTGCTTACCAATCATGTTTGGATTAAATTCATACTCAAAGATCGCACGATCGATACGAACAAAAGGTTCACCAGCGTTATGCGCTATAGCTTGGCCATAGCGACCACGCAATGCACCACTTAATGTATATAAACCCGAACCATCAAGGTTGGCATTCACATAACTAAAGAACTCTTCACCGACTCGGCAAAGTGTTGCATCCACTTGTGCCTCTTCCAATGTTCCGCTGAATAACTGACTAGAGGTATTCAGTTGAACCTGCATAGAAGATACGCTGGCATTGATTGCAGATACCAAAGTACCGTAACGCGCTGATCCATAGATCGTACCTATGGCTTCATAAGTCTCGTTGTCTAAACTTACCCATACGGTACAACCGCCCCAATTCAAGCCACCAGATGCCGCAATCCAAAGCTGATTTTTACCCCCAGTGAGGTCAAGCGGTGGTTCAAAAATGACAGGTGCATTCACATTACCTGGTTCTTCATTACCACCCTGATAACCATTCGAAGATTGAAGATCGTACTCAACTGCGGAGCGTGAACCGACTGCCAGCTCTTCAGCTGTAATCGTCAGTAATCCGTCTTCATCTTCTTCTACACGTGTAATTCGTACAGGGAATTGATCAAGACCAAGTGATTCATCGGTAATGGTCACAATGTCCATAGGCTCAAGCAGACAGTACTTCCAACCGAGCTGAAACTCGTATTCATTACGAACATACAAACGGCGCTGTAAAAGCAATTGAGCTGCATGACGTGCGATTTTCGGCTCACAGAAAAAGTCATATTTGACTGGATCCTGCGTCCGTAGACCAAACATTTCGATATTTGCCTGATCTTTTGCCTCAACCGTCTCAACGTTGTACTGATTAAACCGGTTTGCATATTCAATCTGAACATGATTGAAGGCATCAGTATCACGACTACGGCGCACGCGCACTGGTTCTTCTTTACCAATGAAATCATCATCAGTTAAGTGGTAAACCGGTGTGAGATTAGGCACATATGTTGAACCATTGCCCGTGACCGCGCTGTCACCAAATGAACGGATTTTTAGGCCCTCAGGACTTGGTACCACGGCGCAATTTACAGCTTCCACGATCTCTGCAATGGTTTCATGTGCTGGGCGTTGTTCAGTAAAAACTGGACTAATCAATAAGCCTGTCGCAGCACAATAATCACGAAACTCAGTCAAATTGACCATATCTAGGTTAGGTGCAGCACCATAACGTGGATTGGTCACGTAGTCTTCAATCACATCTGCTGGATTTGCATCAGGCTTTGATCCTGAATAGCTTGAATAGCTGGTTGCAACTTCACCCTTTTCAAACTGAATGTTTGAATAATCCATACTGCTCGATTGATACAGATCAAATACGACATATTTGGCACCTGCAGGCACAGTAATCGTCAGAGGCATTGATGAATTGGTTGCCAATGTACTCGAGATAACAGCCGAATCCTGCGCATCACTAAAAAACGCATAGTAATAACGTGTTCGACGTCCACTCAGCGTGTATTTTTTACCTGGTATAACTGGCAGAAAGTTTGTACACCCATGACCGGTATATGAAATCACACCGTTGGCTGCAACAGTTTTGTTGTGGCGCACCGCATCACTTTTGAACAGGTTTTTAGATTGAAACGTAATATCGCTGATTACTTCAAAATTGTGATTCGATAATGCTGCACTGCCTCCCAACTCATAATTAGCACATGCAACATATCCTAAATAAGGGTAATGCAATGCCTGATTTGGATGCTTAGAGACTAAATAACCCCATACAGGATTATAGTCGCCATCGAACAATTCAAAGCCCAGCTGATCAATCGGCTTGATCTGAATACCATTAATTGCTTTTGTGACGATCTGCTCTTTGTCACGCCAGATCGTGCCAATATCTCGAATCTTGTTTTCACAAATTCCAAGCATCATTGAAGCACTGTATGTGTAAGTAGTAGTTTTTGTTTTAACTGACCCACCACCTTTACCACCTGATTTTTTTGTTGTGGTATGCGCCGTTGCCAGGAAGTCACCATACCAGAACATATTAGCAGCTACACGATTTTTACCGTATACCAACGGCTGACAAAGGCCATAAGCTGACTGTTGGATCCGCATTGAGTTGATACGTTTATCCGTAACACTGACTGTGCTACCACCGCCAAAGACTCCACCCATTGTGTTTACTCTTTTAGTCTCTTCATACGAAAAAACCCGGCAATTCGCCGGGCTAAACTTCCTTTGGTTCCATCCTGTAAGATGACACCGAGATGGATATAGGAGTGAATAATTGTTGGCCACTCCACGACAATTGCGCCATGACTGACGCATTTGCCTATTTTATAAAGGACAATATCACCAGGCTGTGGTGGGCCATCTACTTCAAAACATACGCTTTTAATATGTTCTAAATAACGTTCACCCATCTGGTGCATGTGCCAATCCGGTGGGTATGGACGCGGATCTAAGTGATCCATCAAGCCCACTTTTTCATAGACTTCACAGATCAATGTTCCACAATCAACACCAACGCCTTTGACACGGCCTTGGTGATGGTATGGCGTGCCGAGCCAGGTCATGGCTTCAGCAACGGCTTCTAGTTTTTTTTGCATCACGGCAATACTGTTGCTGGATTTGACCAAGTATCACCGTAGAACCGACCACCTACACCAAATGCCTTATTGAATTCAGCATCACCAATCGCTTTGACTTGTTCATATGTACGACCAGATAAACTCAAATCTTCGATATAGATTCGATAGACAGCGAATGACGGTGACTCATTCTGAGCTTGTGAAACATTCCAAGGTGCCATGACACCGCTACCGATCAACAATTTCGTAGATGCTGTGATACCTGTTCCACTGAAACTCTTAATATTTGTTTTTAAAAGATTCGGGGCTAATGCTGCAGATTGAACTGCAGATACACCTAGCTTAGATTCAGACGTAGATCCAGATGCAACACCAATATTATTTTGCTTCGATTGAATATAAAAGGCGAAGTTATTCGTATTCGGACCATAAGCAATCATTGGACCGTAGAAGCCACCGCGGTTTTGTCCGATTCGAGTTACACGTTGCCAAATTGAGAAGTAGATATTCGAAGAACCACCCATGATTTTATTGAATAACTCAGCCTGCAATGCAGAATTTGCTTCAATTCCAAAAAATGCTAATCCAGAAATCGTTTCAGCAAACGACTGAGATACCATAAAATGCAAAGCACCCTTTGCAGTTAATTCACGCTTAGCATAAGCATCAGTAGATGCTGATGATCCTTTTACAAAAGTAAACGCTTTATCAGATGCGTGATTGAAAGCACTGAGTACGTTTGGCAACGGCTGACCAATATCTGGTAATGCACTAAGTTTCGCTAGTTGCGCATCCCACAAAAATAACGATCCTGATTTTGACTCAATATCATCATAAAGAGCTAAAAAAGGCGCATTTTGATCAGTGATAGTACCTTTGCACTGTAAGATCATAGTCATATTAAATCCATCCTAAATTTTTCATGCGGTTAAAAAGAAGTTTTGCCAGAATTTGATAGCCTGGTGCTAACCAATGGACAGCATCAGAGCGAAGCGAAGTAGGTACAATGCCATTTTGAATATCGGTTAAGTCTTGAGCTGTTGGTGCGATACCTGCATCTTCAAGACCGTATTGAACTAAGTATTTTCTTGCCGCAATAAAGCGATTTCCGAAATGCTCAAAGTATTTAGCATCATCAGCATCAGTTGAAGTCGGCTTGCTGATCACAATAAATTTTTTATTTGGACTTTCGATGCGCTCAATCATCGCTTTAGCATCAGAGATTGCACGATCTACGCTTGGACCGTTTTGTCCGATCCAGATAACGTGAATTGCATCAGCATTCTGTCTGGCAATATCAAGATGAAATTCCATCGGGCGATTTGCAGTGATCTGTGAGCCAGCTGTTGAGCGTGTAAAAGTGTAGTAATTGGCTTCATTCCAAGTGCTACCACCGTTCGGCTTAACAATGCGAAGTGTTCCTTTTAATCCGTTTAGCTCACCAGCCCATGATGATGCACCCTGCAACATTGGACGAACTGGCTGATCGTTGATCGGTTGTAAAGTCACACGAACAGGTTCTGCTGTTGCTGGAATGACTCCATCATCAACAGTCACGATAAAAGGATTGCCACCTTGTCGAGCGCAGATCGTTACAGATGTTTCCCCACCTACACCGAAATTGGTAATTTCTGCATTTGTGATACCATCCGCAACAAGTAATTCGTTAAACCACTTTGTGACTGGATTGCCGTTGCCCCCAGCACCAGCTGTCATTGAGTCGCCATCAAAACAAAATTTTAAAACATTTGCTTTTTCTTCAACATTTAATGCTTCACGCATACACTGCACAGTGTACAGATCAGGCTTTCCATCTTTGCCAACACCCAGCCAAGTTCGACGACCATCTGCATCAGTTAGAGCCCAAAGTAGTGAATTATTGGAGCCAGCTTGTTTTATCCCAACTGAATCTGCAATTGATGATGCAGCGTATTCAGTCAGCTTTCCGTCCATTCCAAGTTCAAATGCTGTCTTACGGCCAAGTGCATCAGTCACAGCAAATAGGATTTTTTGACTTTGAATGGATGTAATTCCAGTTTCTTCGACAGCATCTTTTGACTTCAAAGAAGCAATTTGATTTACAAAAAGTGAAATAGCTTCTTCAATACACTGAACTGTATATTGATCAGGCTTACCATCAGATCCAACACCCAGCCAAGTTCGACGGCCCAACTCATCTAAAATTGCAAAAATTAGGTCTTTGTTGTAATTGTGTACTACACCCAAGTCATCAATTTTATCTATCGCTTGTTCTGCTTGGTCTTTAGCTTCACCAACTTGTTCATTTAGTTCTTCCTTGGACGCAACATTTTCAGCCAACTGCCCTAGCCGTTGTTTCATCTGTGTATTCGTTGCATTTGGATCTGTTAATTCAGCTGCTGTAGGTAAAGGCATTTTTTCACCCCATAAAAAAACCCAGCTCAATGGCTGGGTATGGATTAATACATATTTGGTTAAACTGCGGTTTCAGGTACAGGCACATAAGGCGCACCACGGAAGTGCTCCTTATTGCTAAAACGGTTGATACACGTTTCAAGTCGCTTATCACATCCTGGATAAACTTTAATACGCTGCCCTGATTGCGGTGCTTCAAGTAGTGGCAACGTCAGTAATAAAGCTCCTGATTCATGCAATCGTAGGGTACGTTTTAAACCAGCATTCCCACCATCTAAGAATTCAATTACACCCTGAGTAAACCAACCTTGTGGCTGGCTTAAACTACAGAGGATTCGCGCTGTCGTGCTTCCTGACTCAATGACTGTATTCACCACGTAATTTTCACGGCGTAATGCACAAGCACTATCAAATAGCGTGTTATTACAACTAGGCTGGTACAGATTACGAGGCATCTGAACTGCAAGATCATCAAGGTCTGACGCCACACTCACTTCAACACGATTGCGATCAAATTTAGGCTCAATCAAACGACCCTCAAACAACAATACGGCGCCAGCACTGGTATTGGTAGGATTGCTTGGATTTAGAAAGATACGCTCAAGCTTGAAACGTGCGCCGTCCATTTGGCCATTGTGGAATGCCTTAATAATAGGAATCCCACCGATCGTGTGATCATCAGTCGCATAGATCGTGACATTCAAGTTATCAACTTCAACCCCGAGCGATAAGCTAACGCCTTCACGCTTAATGATTTCACCGCTCGAATAATAAGTATGACCTGCAATGGTTAGATTGAAATCATAGCTTGTTGCACGTATGACTTCGCCTTGCACTGTGGTGATCGTGTAAAGATCAGCCATGACAAACTGATCTTCATTAAGTAGTGCAATGAGCTGTGGAGATGCTGTTCTCATACCTTATTTCCTAATGATCCAATCAGTTCAACTTTATTGGCTTTCCATAATTTGCTCATGAAGTTGGTGTATTGCTGTTCATCATCGGCAAAGCGACAACGATAGTAATACGTCCCTTTCACCTCAAACTTATGACCTTGCTTCAAAGGCTTTGAAAGTGTAACCATGCCTGACTTGGTAACTTGAGCAGTTGTGTCATCCCAGAACAGATCATCATCGTTATCACTCCAAAATTGCTGATTGTCGTTTTCATTCCAAAACGTTGAATCAACTTGAAACGTCGTTTTAGCCTTTGTATGCGCTAAAGGAATCACGGATGTATGCATCTGCTTATACAGTTGATAGCTTGTCGTACTACCATTCCCGCTGAATGAGCAACTGTAATCACTATCGTCTGGCATTTTGAAAAGAAATGAATCGAATGCACCACGGCGCTCGTAAAAGAAACTTTCAAGCTGCTGTAATTCATTCCGTCCTTTCGATTCACGTAGAAAGCCGAATGACAAAGATATTTCATACTTAGGAACGGCCTGATAACTCGCTCGTTGTTCCCGACCGTTCACCGATTCCATGATCTTTGTATTGAAAATGGGTTTCTTGCTGAGATCCCATTCCAGTCCTGGCAATTCAGGAAACAATACATCAGACACGATTTTCTCCCTTATCGACCAAAATTACGGTTATAGCCTTTCAAGCCTTGAAACAACTCACGGCCATGTTTTTCCATAAAGCGTTTAACATCTCTGGAATCCCATGCCTGAATGACTGGACTAAAATAGATTGGTGGCTCTGAACTTCCACCGCCTCCACCTATTCCTCCATCGGAGGTTAAGTTTTTACCCAAGGCACGGATCGTATTGGCATGCTGTTTAGGCAAGACCATTTCCTCTTCGTGCAATTGAGTTACTGGATTCACACCTGCAGGAATGTCGTAACCTCCTCGAGCAGATTTGATTTTGCCAGCAAGACCACCGACCAATGCCAATGCTGAAGCACCAGCCGCCACAGCAAGCACTGGACCAATGTAAGGAATGGATACCATGGCTTTAAATGCACCCGCCATCGCTTCCCACGCATACATCATGATGGACTTGATCGCTTCACCCGCTTTGATGGCCAAACGTGCTAAGGCACCTGTACTGGTTGCCATGGTCTTGGTGGTTTCCCCCGCCACTACGGCGCCAGTCTGTGCAGCTTGACCTGCAACCTCAGCAGCGGTTTCAGTTTTGATGAATCCAAGCTTTACTGCCAATCGAGTGGCTAAGCTTGCAGCGTACTTTTTCATTGGCGCTGTGATCATGCTTTGAATAAATGCCCCTGCCAATTCTGTAAAAATGGCATTCATGGCATTTTTCCAAGTCAGCGTTCCATTCATCATGGACTGAATGCCCTTGTCCCATAAACCAGACATTCGTGATGTTAGATCACCAAACTTATCCTCAAAGTCTTTCATTTCTGCATCTGAAAGAACTCCAACTTGTTTGGTATCGGAAACCTTTTGATCAGTATCTAAATCAGAAATATTGTTCATAATCTGATTCTGATTACCCTGTTTTCCTGAGATACCAGACATTTGATTTTCTAAGTCAAGGCGCTCTTGCAAGCCATTACGCTTGATGGCTCTTAGCTGATCTTCTAGCTCTTTTTCAAGCCTCGCTTTTTGAACATTTGAAATTTTCTTAGCATCGAATTCAGCTTGAATGTTAGCCTTTTCAATCTCATAGATTCGCTGAGCTTGTTGCTGCTTATTTTGAATTTCAGCTTCGCGAATAGCTTTAATTTTTTCAAACTGTTCAGCATTCAATGCAGCAATCTTGTCACTAGCATCCTTCTCTGCACGAACCTTAAAAGCTGCCTTTTCAGCATCGGTGATTTTGGCTTTTTCAATTTCTTTAAGCGCTTTTTCAAGATCCAGCTTAATTTTCTGTTCTTGAGTAGCATACTTATACCGAATATCAGCAATTGCTTTAGCTTCTTGCTCTGCAGCCCTTTCCCTTGCTTTCGCATCGGCATCAGATTTTGATTTAGCTGAACTTCCTTTAGAGTCTTTGACTCCTGTGCCAATACCCTTATTTGAATTAAATGTTGGTGATGGTGTAGGTAGTGGTGTAGTTCCGACTCCAGTAGGATTCTTTAAGAATAGATTCTGGAGTCTTTGCCCACCCGTTGTTGCAGAATTAACAATAGCTGAACCTGCTGTACCCCAAGCATTAGCTGTGTTGCTTACACCAGTATTCCAACTTGATTTTAAATTGTTTAGACGTGACTGCATCTGACCTGTATAGCGATCAGTAATTGAACCTAATTGTGATAGGCCACTTTCCCAAGATGCTTTGGCAGCTGAGAAGTTAAAGTTCAAAACATTGCTAACAACATTGCCAAAGGTCTGGAACTTGATAGACAAGACATCAAGGCCGTATTGAATCGTATCTCGGAATCCTCCAAATACATTCATTACAGTATTCACTGAAATGTTGATTGCTTGGCACACTGCAGCAACGACCGCACGAATAGCAGCAAAAGCAATTTCAATACTAACTTTCAGACCAACTGCTACGGCTGCGAATCCATTCATCGCACCAGCGACTAGATCCACAAACCCAACTTGTTGAATCGATCCATCACCAATATCAGCTGTTAAATCACTCCAAATCCCACTAATCGTACTAAATAGGCTTTGAACAATATCGAGAAGGCTTTCAAATGTTGTGATTATCGCAGTGACTGCACTATCGATACCCTCTCTGGATCTTGATGCAAAACTAAGGAAATCATTTGCCAGGTTTGTCAGTGCTGGTGCTGCTTGAGCCGCCAGTCTTGTGAATACGCCGTCTATAGTTTGCTGAATCGTACTTAGAGCGCTATTGAATTCCTTTGTCTTCGCAATTGCATCCTGATCCATAATCAAGCCAAGCTCATGCGCTTGATTTGAATATTGCTTTAACTTTTCTGCATTATTCTCAAGCAATGGAGCCAATAGCGTTGCATCATTAGCGATTGACTCCATATAGAATGTCATCTCGGCTTGGGATACGTTTGCTTTCTCTAACGTTTGATAATACTTTTCGAGGATTTGTGGACCAGTAAGACCTTGGAACTCTTTGGCAGTCACCCCCACTTTTGGTGCAATTTTTTCGAAGAAATCAGCCATTTCTCCGCCACCAGTTTGCATGAAGTCACCAAACTTATCGTTCACATCTTTCATGATGTCAGATAGTTTGTCTTGCTCAACCATGACTGATTTAGAGGCAAATGCCCACTCTTGGAATTCTTTTGTGGTTGTATTAGCCAAGCGTACTTGAATTTCCAATTCCTTAGATGCTCGACCAATTTCAGACGTTAATGACGCCAATCCAATAACCGCTGTCCCCACAGAAGCTGCTATACCAACTCCGATCGTGGCAAAGCTTTTACTCAGGTTTCCTGAAATTGATTTGCCAATATCTTCAAATCTATTGTTGATATTCTTGGTTATGTCATCCAAACCAGTTTTAATGCTTGAGAAGTCCAGCTTAAATTTTACTTTACTCCCTGTATCCTCAATTCGTTTGGCGCCGTCGCTAACGATCTTTTCAGCATCATCCATACCCTTTTTAAGTTCGGAAGTCTTCGCACCAACGTGCACTTCCACTCGATTGTTGCTCATATTTCCTTTCTCACAGGCATAAAAAAACCGCCCAAATAGGCAGTCTTGCTTAAGGATAGAATTTGTCTATAAATTAACAGTAAGGCAAATAGATTATATCCATCCTAATTCTTTAAGGATATTAAAAATATATTTACCCATTACCTCATTAGCTTCTGCTTTCCAATGTACTGAATCGTTACGTAAAGAAGTTGGAACTTTACCTTGAGCTATATCCACTAAATCCTGTTCTGTTGGGGAGATTCCTGCTTCTTT